AGAGCTAAAATTCATTCCAGGAGTTCCTCCACCTCCAGCAACTACTAAATAATCAACTGAATTTGATCCTGCTTGATTACCTACTGAACAAACTGTAAATGTTCCAGGGCCTGTAAAAACATGAATTTTATAATTACCACAAGAAGAATTTGAAACTGTATTTCCTCCAGTTGCAGTTATATATGCTGGAGTTTGTGGAATTGTTGCAAAATCATCACTATGTATTGATCGCCAACCTACTGTTGAATCTATATAAACTAAAGTTATACCTTGACCTTCCGTTGATAGAGTAAGAGCTATTCCTGCATCACCACCATTAATTTTTTCTGAACCATTAGGGTCAATCGTTAAATTATTATTATCAAAAGTATTTTTATAATCTTGTATAGAAACAATAGCACCTGCACTTCCTGCAGGTAAATCTACTTCAAAACTTCCACTTTCTGTATTACAGAAATAACCCTCGCCTGATACAGCAGTAAATGTAGAAGTTTTTGGTGTAGTTTGCCAGTCAACTGTTCCTGTTCTTCCCATGCCTGATGTTGTAGCACCAGACGCAATAGAAACTGTTTGACCAGAAGTTCCTAAAACAACATTTGTACCTGTTCCACCAATAGTGACTGTTGAGCCACTTGCTTTATCTATTTCATTTACTTCTATCTTACTCATACTATTACTACTGTTGCTCCTGATTCTATTGTCATTGTTCCAGTAACTGATAAAGGCCCTGCAAATACAGCATTACTGCTTGCTTCTATAAATACGTTTTGTGTAATGTCTTTTTTATGGTAACAATCAACATTATTTGTTCCTGGTTTGTTACCCACATACAAAATATTATCTTTTTCTTCCATTTAAACTCCTATGCCACATCTGTTAGCAATCCAACTACAATATCTACGTCACCGCCTGATGCACTTGATTGTGCTTTCAAACTATAACCTGATCCCAAAACAATTTTTCCTTTGACTATTTCCACTTTAGAATTTGGTGGAATAGAAACACCTTTAACAAGTTTGAAATCATTTGATCCATCTCTCAATGTTACATCTAAGGTAAGAGTAGCTGTGCCTGTATTAGCACAATTTAATCCTACAATAATTTGCTTATTACTTGTTGCTGATATGATTGTTGTTTCGGAAGCATTTGACAAAGATACTTCAGTTGATAAAAAATTATTTGCCATATTACCCTCCTAAAGCTATTGCAAAAGGAATCGCATTTGGATCAGATTCCGTTACACTTACTCCACCAGGTAATGTTATTGCGTTTGTTGATGTATTAATACTAAATAAAGTTAAGTTATCAGAGCCATCATTTATTTTGATGTCAAGTGTTCCTGAAGAAGAATTATCTACCCAAATTGTTCCAGCAGCTGCTGATCCTGGAGCTGAACTTCCAGCATGAGAAGTGTTTATCGCAGCTAGAATATTATTTAATTCTGTTCTAAAAGCTGCGAATCCTTGGTTGTCTAATACTACGTCTGATACTTGTGCCATATCTACCTTTTATTTTATATTGATTACGATTTCAAGCCATATCCTTGTGCTTGGTAATCAAAAGTTCTGCTTATACCTGTATTACTACTATTAAAAAATTGAATTGTAAATCCAGTTTTTGATTTAGCTGATATTGTAAAAAAGTCTCCTACAGCCATACCTTGACCAGCCACAGATATTGCTGGAGTAGCAAAGAAGGCTTGATTAAATGTAACTGTTTGGCCTGATGCTGATGCAACAATATCCTCTCCTGTATCTGATCTTTTCTCAAAATTAACTGTAAATTGTAATGAGTGTACCTTTGCTCTTACTTTGTTGTTTTCTGATATAATTTTACATCTAAATTTAAAGTATCTACCTTTTATAGTAGTTTGTTGAGCAATTTTTTGAAATGATGTAATAGCTGCAAGACTTGTGTCACTAAAACCAACTTGTATTTCTGCACCTGCTTGTACCTCTGGTGAACCATCAAATGGAGCTTTTGCATCCTCAAATAATGATGCACCTCTACCAGAATCAAACAAATCATATTCATCTTCTGTACTCATGCCTAATTTAGCACCTATAGTAAGGTCATAAATAGCATCAAGTGTAAGTGTATTAGCAAAATCATAAAATCCTGATGATTCTATATTGTTGTTAAAATTAGTTGGATTTGATGTTGAGTCAGTACCACCTAAATCGAATAATCCTTCCGCAGCCTCAAAATTACCAACTGTACTATCAAAATCAGTTATAGTATCTAATATTAAAACTTTTCTTGCTGCGTTATCTATTGATAAAGCTACATTTGCGTCTCTTGTTCCTAAAAAATCTGCCATATTATTCGTTAAAAGTTTGAGTTGTTACAAAATTATTTAATCCTGATATTGATGTTGCAACTAAAGATGCGTTTGCACTTGCGTTTCCTAATTTGTCAACAGCCTTAATTAAAAAACTACCAGTCTGTGCATTAACAGTTACTGTGTTAGATTTTCTTCTAACTACTTTTGTTAAAGGTGTGCTTTCATTCCAAGTAGCACCACTTGTTACATCTTGGTATCTTACTTCATACCATGAAATATCTAAATCATTAACAGGTGTCCAGGACAATTCCATTTGATTAGAACCTACTAATGATACTGATAAATCATTTACATCTGCTGGTGTTTCAGTTGCACCAACAATTTTTCTTTGTGCTGAAGTATAAGAACTAGATACACCAAAAGAGTTTATTGCTTTTACTCTTACATCATAAGTAGCATCATCAATTACATTTAAAAATTCATGTTTTAATTGTTGACCATTTGATATTATTTTAAAATTACTTTCTGTGCTTAGTTTTGCTTCTACCTGATAGTATTGAACAAATGAATCTGAGCTTGCTGTAATATTTATGTTTAATCTAGTAATTACAATACCATCTGCATATTCAATCATCTCATCTGTAAGTGTAACAGCAGCTGGTGCTTGAATTGTAAATGGATCAGGTAAATTTGTAGATGGTGTTGTAGCTTGTTGTTGTTTAGAGGCCCAGGTATAATGTGCTGCTTGATATTCTATAAGTGATAAACCAACTGTAAAATCATCATTAAAAGTTAATGCTATCACTCTAAATACTTTACTAGAAAAACCAAGTGATGATAAACTTATACTAACTAAATCTCCGACATGAAGATCGTATGCTTCAAAACCTACATTTAAGTTTAATCCAAGTGCCTCTCTACTACGTCTTAATATAACTTCTGCAAGCTCCTCAGCTTGGTACGGACTTGTAATTGTACGAAACTCAAATCTACCTTCTAATAAGAAACCACCATCAGCTGTTTTCATAGTAGCGTGTTGATCTGCACTTGCTAATCCTGAGTCATCTATTGGTGGAAATTGAACTTCATCTACTTGAAAGTTTCTATCTGGATTTACAAAAGAAACTAAGACTCTGTTATATTTAGAATTTTTTGATGGTGAGGCAAGAGCATATCCACCAATAATATCATCTTCGTCTAATGTTAAAGCTGCTGATCCAATAGTTTCAATATTAAGTCTATATTTACCTTGAACAAAAGGTAAATAACCTCTCATGCCTTTTACTATTTCTCTTACATTATCTATTACTTTTTTTGAGGTATCTATAACAGCATTACAATCAAATACGTTAATATCACTTGCACCTGAATATGGTGTAACTTGTGTTACTGCAACTTGTGAAGCATCATAAAAACTTTGTAGGTCTATGTCAGATGTAGATAAACCTTTTCCATATCTTTCATTTCTTAAATAATCTAATAAACAAAATGCAGGATTTGTAGAAAAAGATGCTGTTTGTTCTGACAGGTCTGAAGCTAGAGTAACAATTTTCTTACCTTTTATTTTTGCTTGGACTGTTGGTATTCCACCAAACACATCAGGATTCCATTTGAATCTTAGAGCTAAATAACAAATACCAGACAATTTGTGGTTTGACCCCCAATCAGATAATGTAGATAGTAAACTACTTGCTGCTTGTCCATCTGAGCCAAAATGTGGCTCTATTTTAATTGTACTTTCTGCTGACGAACCTTGAACATTAGGATCAGCTTTAAAAAAATTGCTATCACTACTTGCCACGTCTCTTTGTGTATTGTCTGTCAAAGCACCATCAAATGTAACCACTTTGTCATCTACTCTAATCTCCTCTATTGAATTAATCTCACCTTCGCAAAGAACTAAAGCCACATAAAGATAAATATTATTAGTGCCAGAAGTAGAAATAAAAACTCTTGTGCCTCCAATTAATCTTTCTCCATATACTACAGGAATACTAGCATTATTTGATTGTTTATTTACTAATATACCCTTTTCTGTAGTATCAAAATCAGTTGTTCCATAATCAGGTGTATCTGGTTTACTTGATCTTGTAAATAACCAACCTACAGCAAATATACCCAGAGCAACCCATGGATTTATATTTTGTAAAAATTTAAAAATTCTTACTGATTTAAAAACTTTAGTTACACTTTTAAAAGCTCTTTTAAATGATTTATGTACCATTAAGCTCTACCCCATTTTAAATCTAATACAGTTTGTGAGCTAAAATTCATGCCAACATCTGTGCTAAAAAATCTTTGTTGAGAATTATTGTTTGTTAGTCTGCCTGATTTTTTTTGAAAATCTGCCCAATGAGATACAACTGTTAAAGATAATC